TTATTTAGAACGATTCTAAATAAGAGCCTTTTTAGTTCTTTCCTGCTGTTAAGCCCTTTTTTAGTTTTTTTCTTTTTTTTACGATAGGAGGTGAAGGTGTTATGGTGATGGTTGGTATTAATAAAAGTACTATCTTTACAAAAAAATAAATATCTATGATTATGCACGAATCTACTATAACAGAATTTTATTTACGGTATGTGAGTGATGATACTTATTTTGGCTTTTACAGGATCTGTTATGAGTATGTTGAAAAGAATTAGTGTTGATATTATTACTAATATAAATATTTGCACTATCTTTGAATTATAAAAAATATAATATATGGAAGAGGAGAATAATAAAAAAAAAGAGGATAAGACGATAGATGTTTTGCCTGTTGAACATTCGGAAGCGATGAGAGCTTTTATGAAGGACATTCAATTTATGGTAAAAGGGATTAGTAGTTTAAGTCCTGTTAATAGGAAAGTTGTTAGTAAGGGTGATAGGATAAGAATGTGTGAGATTATGTTAGGAAGTTATTTGCCTGCTATAGAGAATAAGTTGTACAATTTATATATTAAAGCTCATAAACTAGAGAAGTATTTTAAGACAAAAGAAGTTAAAGAGAAGAAAACCAATAAACAAAAAAAGGGATAATGAAAATAAGAAAAAGTGATTTTTATAGGGGTGGTATGCAGTTGACAAAGGCATACCGTGAAATACTGATAAAGCGATTTTCTATTTTTGGGTATGATATATCGCTGTATAAAGCGCTATTTAGTGGAGTATTCACTGATCCTTATTCTATTGATATGTCGAAAGAAACTGGATACTCATGGTATGTTATTGATATTGTTAAGAAAATAAAAAAAAATAATGATAGTCTTTAATAAAGAGCAGATACAAGAAATTGAAAAACTCTGTTTAAAAAACGAAGTTGTAAAGATTTTATGGGAGGATTATCAAACGTATTTAACTGATCCTGCTAAATTATATTATACTGCTTTAACAGAAGCTATTGTTGATTTATCTTTGCAGATAAAAAATAAAACTATAGATGTGGAAGATGCTTATACAAAAAGTATATTAAGATTAAGTGAGACTGGTGACAAAGTTTTTAATACTCTGGATAGGGGTAAGCAAGAGATAATGAAAAGTATGGAAGCGATTAATGGTATTGACGAAGATAAAGAAAAAAAGATTAAGAAGGGTAAAGATATTGCGATATGAACATAAAGTATCCTATGAAATACGAAATACATTATTCTGTTTTGGAGAGAAGATTTAAGATGGAATATCCTAATGGAATGGAAGAGATGAATATAGAGAAAGGCCATAGCGCAAAAGAGGCTTTTTTTATTTATATAGAAACAGGCCATCTTCTTCCATCTTGCCAACCTCTGCAACTTAAATTTATGCTATCTAATTATAAGAAATGCCAATTGGAATAATTGATAAAAAAAATCCTAAAAGTTTATTTACCTATATCCCTAAGCCTGTTTTTAAGACGGAACTAGAGAGGATTAAGTATTGGGAATTACAGAAAGAAAGGTGGATAAATGGATATGGGGGACTTACTGGTATGCATTATTTCTATATGCAGGAGTGCTTTATAAAAAGTGGTACTGGTGGAGAGTATATACGACCAACTTGGAGAGATGTAGATTCACTTATATTTGGAGAGATTGATAAATGCTTGAAAGAAAATAAAGCATTGTTGATGTATAAACGACGAGAAGTTGGAGCTTCTGTAATTTTTGGAGGATGCCTTCCTAACTATTTTATGAGATTGTTTCCCGGATGTACTTGCCTAATGACAAGCAAAGAACAGTCAGGTATCTTTAAACTGTTTGACGATAAAACTTCTATTGCGCTTGATTGTATGGATCAAGATATAAGGCCTAGTGTATTAAACAGGAACCAAACAAAAAGTTCTGTATATCTAAAGTTGCAGGTAAAAACAAAAGGTAAAGATGGACACTCGGAAGTAAGAAATTCTGATTTATTTTGTAAAGAAACAACAGAAACAACAAGGTCTGTAAATGCCTTTTCTGGAACAAGAGCAAAGTACGCATATATCGACGAAGCACCTCTTCATAAAAGATTGCCTAGCCTACTGCAAAGTATAGATGCTTGTCTAAAGGAGGGAACTAAGCAAACTGGATTCTTGGCTATGGCAGGAACAGTAGAGGCTAGTCTTTCTAATGAAGATATAGCAAATCTTAATAATCTTTTTAATCAATCTAGTTTCTTGAATATAAATACTCTGTTTATTCCAGCTTGGATGGGATTAAATGAGTTTATGGTTAATGGATGGAGCGATGAAAAGAAGGGTACAGAATGGGTTTATAAAGAGATAGAAAGATTGGATAAACTAGAAGATAAATCTTTTGTTAATGCCTTTAAGAAAAACTATCCTCTTAAACTAGATGATATCTTTAACTTTGGTAAGTCTGGTAGATGGGAAAGCGATGTAGAAGAAAAGATTAAATTGCAATACAATAATGTAGTAAAAGCAAATATCCCTATAACAAGATGCAAGTTAGTAGAAATAAATAATAGCGTAGAAACCGTTGGAGATGGGAAAGGCCCTATACATATCTTAGAAAATCCTAAAAGTGGTGTTCAGTATTATTTGTGTATTGATGGTGTTGCTACAGGGTTAAAGTCGGGAGATAAAGATGGTTCTAATGTAGCCGGAACTATTGTTAAGATGTTTGATCCTGCTGGCGATAGCTACTCTCCAGTATGTGTGTATACGGAACGGCCTGAAACTGTAGAACATTCCTATATAACCCTACTTTCTCAAGCTAGATACTATAATAAGTACGGAGGATTTAAAGGTATAATGGCAGAGGCTAATGCTGGCACCTCTGATCACTTTGTTACGTTCTTGAAAAAGAATGGTATGGAAAAGTATATAATGAGTAATGTTGACTTAGGGGGGAAGGGGTACTCGAATACAAAGAAGATGTTTAAATACATTACAAAGAATGAGAGAGATTGGCAGATGAGGCAAGCTAATATCTTTCTAAGAAAATACATTGAAGTTATTAAAATGGTTATTGTGCTTAAAGATTTTATGAAGCCTGATGGAGATAACGCGGATATATTGGATAGTTGGTTGATGTGGTTTATAGCCGTTGGTGCCGACTTTGATAAACCGATAGAAAAAAAGATTCAAGCAAAAAGGCAGGTAAGAATGGTAAAAAGGGATGCAAGCGGAAGAACTTATGTTGCTTGGGAGTATGTGTAGAATTATTTTTTTATGGAATACAACAATCAAGAGTATAGAAATAAATTAAAAGAATTGGAAGAGTTTTTTAAAAGTGCTAAACTTCCAAAAGAGCCTATAAAGCTAAATGAATACACAACAATAAATGACGTTGCTTTATTTGTTAGTACTAATATGGATATGTTTAAAGAGCAGATAAATAATCCGTTATTTGCTGTATATTTGGATAGAGTAGATGAACTTAGAAGATATATTAATAGCCATAAAAATTAAAAATAAAATGACACAAGAAGATTTTGATAGACACGCTGAATATTGTAAGTGGAAAGAATTGTATATTCCGTACATTAAGGATATTCCTATCGAAGCTATGTACAATAATTTTTTAGCTACAGAACATGAAAAATATAAATCATTGGTTGTAGAATATTGCCCTAAAGAGCCATTAAAAAGGATGTTGATTTTTAGCGATGAAGAGAAGAAAATACCTATCGCTTTTATACAAAAAATAAATTTTAAATTACCAAATAATAAATAAAAACAAACAAAAAAAATGGAAAAAGAAGAAACAACTATTGACATATCCTTTACAAGAAAGGATGTAAATTTATTATTAGTAGCAACTACTGCTGGCTTAATTAATTTAAACAACGTACAAAATGTATTATCAAGCGTTTATATGAATAAAGCGGATGAGGAGAACACTAAGAAGGTTATGGAGGATATTGGTACTGTTAGAGATAAGATTATAGCCAAATTTAAAGAAGTAAAGGAGAAGGAGGAGAAAGAAAAGCCCTTTAAACTTGAATTAATCAAGCCTTAATGGCAGGTTGTTGATAACTTTTCCTTGACAAATAGAAAATAACAATTAATTTTGTATTGTTATTAAAACTTTTTGCAGGGTTTTAGTATAATAATACAAAGATTTTTTAAAAACGGTTTTACCGTTCAAATCCCACAAAAACCCTGCTATTAAATTAGTGGGGTTTGTTTTTTTAATGAATTTCAATGGGTTTATCTAAAGAAGAACAAAGAAATATTTACAGGCAACAATCTGACAATGCAGATATTCACAAAATCAAACGATTGGTGAATAATAAAGTAGTGCTATTAACAAAAGAAGAAAATAGCAAACTTAATACTAAGAATAAAAAAAAGAAGAAGAAAAGGCCACCTAAAATCTACTATGGTTTTAATACCAACAAATAGCCACGTCAGAGCCGACTATACTTTAGAAATACCATCTATTGGATCAGGCAAAACTAGAAATAGTTGTTTTTCTAGGGGGGGCTTTTTCTTTTTATTTCTCTTAAAATTGTTTTCGTGATTTCTTATTTCTCTTTATTTTTCTTTTGTGAATGAAAAACATACTCATTAAGAATAGTAAAAAAAAAGAGTTTGTTATATAAAAAATAAGTATATTTGCAAGAATATTACATATTATTTTATAATAGATGAAAAATAAAATAAACCCAGCTGTTGAGATTCCAATAGACGATGATAATTTCAGAAATGACAATTCTCCTCCAAATCAATTAATAGCAGAAAAAGACAAAAATGCTAATTGGTATTTCCAAAATTTAAACTACATACTTACCTTTTATAATCAACCAACAGGAACGATAAACTTTTCTAGTGCTCTAGGTTCAGAGAGCACATTAGATTCTTCAAGAAATATAGGAGATGCTTATGCTTCTAGTAAGATGTATCCTGCTCAATTTATGATAAGAATGATGCAGTATTATTTGGGTGAGCAGCCTAACTTGAACTACAATTGGTTAGTGCAAGATGTTCAACAAAGTAATATGCAGGCCTCTTGGATAAAGGGTAATGATGTAAGTGAATTTGTAAATTATTTTAGAGGATTAATATTAAATAGAATTTCCAATGCTAATTTCGTAGCAAAACCTTTATCAAAAGATGCGGTAAGCAGAAAAACTGAATTGTTAAATCAGTTGATGATGAAGTTTGATATGAAGCCATTTTTCGATGATTTAAAAAAGATGGGAATTGAATTTAATCCTGCAAAGACACCAGAGTTTGAAGCACCAGAAGAAGTACAAAAATGGGTAGATACTAACTACAAGGAGTATGCTGCTATATTAGCTACTGATATGGCTAATGGATTGTGGTTTTCTAATCATTGGCAATCTAAAATACTACAAGCGTTTATGCACACTACTATAACAGGTATTTGTGGGATGGAGCATTATGTAGAAAATGGAAGGAATTTACAAAAGATAAGAATGCCTTATCAGTTGATTGTTGATAATAGGATTGATGATGATTATGGTAGGTATGATCAGTTTATAGGTGCAGTAGATACAATGACACCAAGTGAAATATTCTCTCGTTATCCAGAATTAACTGATTCTCAAAGAGATGATATTCAAATTATGTCGAGAGATTCTGAATTGGGAGGGGTATATAATAATACTAATTCAAATATTAATTGGTGGGTTTATAACAATAATAATGCAAGGAACTCTATAACGGTAACAACTGTTTATTGGAGAGGCAGACATTATTTGAATAAAGCTAAAAAAGAAAATAGGTATAAAACAGCTACTATAAAAAATGTAGATGAAAACGAAACGGATCCTAAATATTCTTTTGACGATATTTATAAGGCTACGTTGATAGGTAATAAGTATTTGGTAAATTGGGGATTGGTAGATAATGTGGTAGAGGAGTTTGGCGATAAGTCAAAACCTCTATTTCCTATTATTAGATTTATGCCAAATACATTTATGGGAAGAAGCGTATCGGAAGTATCTAGGGTGCATAAGTTGCAAGATGAATTAGATATGTATGATTTCCAAATACGTATGATGATAGGCAGGTCAAAAGGAAAGGTTTATTTTATCAATGCTAATAAATTTGATGAGGCTACTACTCCAAAAGAGTTTTTCGATAACGTAAATTCTATGGGTATCCATATACAAAGGCCTAGTGGAGAAAGTCAAGATGCTTCTAACAGCCAAAGAACTGTGGAAATGATTGACTGGACATTAGATCCGGGCATTGCTCAATTGGCAGCTCTGTATAGAGAGAAAAAGGATAGAATGAGTAAAATATTAAGTGTTTCTCCAATTGCTCTAGGGCAACAAACAAAATACATTGGATTGGGTACACAACAAGGAACTATCGCTCAAAATAATTTAGGTACATCTTATTTGATAGATGGATTTATGGAGTGGATTACAATGAATATGAGGTATGCGGTAAATCAAGCTAAAAACTTATATACTATTGAAGATAATAAAGAAGCGCAGATATTATTAGGGGATAGGGGTGTTGCTTTTTTAAAGTTTACAAAAGATATTCGCTTTGAAGATTTCTTCGTTGAATTGAATATTAATGATGCAGTTGATGAAAGCACAAAGGCTAGGACTTTAAGTTATGCTCAAGCATGGTCGCAAAATCCTGCATGGGGTATAACTCCTTTGGAGATATTGAAGTTAGATAGAAGTACATCCAGCACAAAATCTTTAGAAGAACTTGAAGCGGCATTGAAAAAAGCAGAAAGGGATAATAAAAAGAAGGAGGCTATGCAAATGCAAATGCAAAGTCAATCGCAAGAGCAGGCGTTCCAACAACAAGCGGCATTACAAGAAGCTGCTAAAATAATGGAGGCAAGTATTATTCAGTTAAAAGAGGATAATGAAAATTATAGAAACTCTGTAAAGGTTGACAATGAAAATTGGAGAACGCAATACACGCAGGATATGCAAGCGTTAGTTAAGCAAATTACTATTGCTAATAGTATGTTGCCACAAGAGCCAGCAGGAGGTAATGCTTTACAACAACCTTCTACAAGTCCTTTGTCAAATGATTTAATGATGAAGAATGTAGAGCAACAACAAGCTGCGCAACAAATGCAACAACAGCAGCAACCTCCTATGTAATAGGATGGTTTCCTTTGCATGGCTGCCTCCACATACTTATTTTACCATTCTCATCTGGAGCATTGCATATATCACAGTCCATTAGTTTTCTGTAATTTCTTTCTTCTCTCCAATTTCTAAGCATTTTTTCTATTGTCTTTAATTCTTCTTTGTCGTAAAATTCTATTTCTTTCTTAATCATATAATTATATCGTTAAGATTTAGGTTGTAGAACTTAGCAAATTTTGTAGCAGTGCAAAGTTTTGGATTGTATTCTTTAATTTCTTCCATTGCCCAAACAACAGATGTTGATGTTTTAAGGTGGTATGCTATATCAACTTGTTTTAATCCCATCTCTAGTCTTTTTTTCTTTAGTAACTCATTATTTATGCACATATTTTATATTTATTTTTTATTGCAAATCGTTAAAACGATTTTGAGTAAAGAATTTATAGTGCGAATATAGTAACTAATTTTGTATAAATCAAAACAAATAACAAATGGAGTTAGATAAAACAGGTTTTTTTGAAAAACAGGTAGAAAAAATGCAAAATTACATTAAGGATAATGGAATAGAAATTGCATCTCCTGTTAAAAATGAATTAAATAACAACATAAATGTAGGTAATGGGAATAAAGGAGATAATAATAAGAATACTACAGCAAATACTGAATCGGATAAGTTTGCCGAAAATGGAAGTGATTCCAAAGCCTCATTGCTCGGAAATAAAGGAAAAGAAATTGAAGAGGATGTATTGGAAGAAGAAGGCGAAGATAAAGAAGAAAAAAAATCTCCAGTTGTGGAACGAATTGACCTCGACAAAAACTCCGAAAAAAGTGATAAACGAGAACAAAAAAAGGGAGAATCCAATATTGATAAAGATACAGAATCACATTTAGAGTGGTTAAAAGAGGATGCTGGATTAGAAAGTAAAGAAATAAAAGATAAAGAGCCTAAAGTAAATTACGAAGAGGAAGTAAAGACATACAAAACAAAATTAAAAGAATATGAAGATGTTTTGAATGACGAATATGTAAAAGCGGTTATTGAATTTAGAAAAAATGGTGGAGTAGACTTAAATCAGTTAAATGCTCAACTAGGTATAGTTGATGTTAACAAAGTTACTATACAGGATTTTTATAATCAAAAAGCTGTTGAAGCTGGATTGGAGGGCGATGAATTAGCAGAGGCTGTGGAAGAATCTGTTGATAGATATAATAGTTTACCAAAACTAGACCAAAAAGAGATATTAAATAGTTTTAAAAATAATTTGAGAGTAAAGACAGAAGAAAAATTAAAATCTTTCTCTGCTAACAATCAAAAACAAAGAGAAGTGGTGCAACAACTAGAAAATGCATTCTACTCTGATTTAAAAAAAGACGTGTCTGATAAAGTAGGTAAAAAATGGAGAGGACTTCTCATTGACGAAAAAATGAGTAAAGAAATCGAACAGATAGCACCTTCTTATGCCAAACACAAATATGATGAGAATGGGAATTTTATAGGCTATGATGCAAAAGAAGCAGTTAGGCTTGCGATTTTAGATAAGTTTGAAAAAAAACTAATGAAAGCGCAATATGATTTGGCTTCGGTATCTACTTATGACAAACTTATTCAAGAAAGAAACAGGCCATCGGAGAATTTGACAAGCAATCAAGTTGTGGTAACTGCTCCTAATGATGTCGAAAGAGTTACTAAGGAGTGGAGAGAGCAGCAAAAGAAGAAGTCATTTGACTTACGAGGCAGAAAATAAAAAATTATTAACAATACTAAAAAATATTAAAAATGACAGCTAATCAATTATCACAATTAGATTTTTCAAACAATCTAATTTTGAACCAACTTAACATGGACGACAAGAGTGCGCTTGTCTATGATTATAGTAATGGTTACAACGTAATAGACTTTATGGTAACGAGAAATGCAAAACCGCGACGTATTGTTGGTTTAAATGGTGTATTCTCTAAACCAATTATGGGAACTTCACAAGTTATCGCTCAAGTTACCTCAACAGTGCTTATTAGCCCTATCCGTTTGAGAGTTAACTTTGTAGATCCTACCTACGATTTATTCCGTCTTCGCGATACAGTATCTGATGGTACAGCTAATAATTATCAAGGTCGTGTTATTGAACACAATCCCGGATACATTGTATTAGAGCCAGCACCTCCGATTACTGCGTGGAATACCTCAATTCACTTTGTTGCTAATTCTTATGCTACATCATTGTTTAACTCTTCTGAAAACAGAGGTAGTGTAGGTACAGAATCTCTTTATGAATATCCTAAATATGTTTCTAATCAAACATCTATCACTCGTGAATCTGTAGAGATTTTCCGTAGAGATATGAGCCAAACATGGGCTAAATTTAAAGGTGATTTCTGGGCGTCTGCACAAGATGAATTGGCTATGAAGCGTTTCGCTCGTGAGCTTGAGTTTAAAGCAATTTTCTCTAAATATGGTACTATAACTAATTCTCCAGTAGGAGGTGCGGTTAACTACTCTATGGGATTAAAAGATGCTATCCTGAACCAAGAAAGAGGTGGTATTTATACTCCTTTGACAAGTGCAATGACACAAGCATCTTTTGAAAACTTCATCGGACAAGTTGCTGACAGACAAAGTGCTACTCGTACAGAGTTGACACTTATTGTTGGTCGTGGAGCTTTAAACAGAATACAAGGATTTGTATCTCCTTACATTCAGTTTGCTGGTAAAGCAAATACTTTTGGTGGAGAAACAGTAAAAGGTATTGATGTTTATACTTATAGTGTTTCAGGTGTTACTTGTAACTTTATTATGGCTCCAGTTTTGAACGATAAAGAGCGTTTCCCAACTGCAACAACTGCTGCCGGTTTAGCTGGTAACTCACGTATGCAATATACTATTATCGCTTTGGATACCAATGATTATGAATCTGTTGATGGAGTATCACTTCCTGCAATGGAAAAATGTTATTTTGGTGACCAAGAAATAGTATATGAGTATATGAGAGGTGTTGGTATTGGAAAATCTTTCGTTCCAAATTCAGGTGCTGCATCCTACGGAGCATTTGGTGGTCCAGTATCTGATCGTGATGCTATTAGCTTCCAAATTTATTCTGATTGTGCTTATGATTTCATGGCAAACAGAATGGGTTGGTTAGAGTTAGTAGTTTAACGGAAACGCATATAATTATAATTATTAATAAAATTTAAAAAATAAAATAAAATGGGAAATTTAAGAACAACAAGTTCAATACTAAGCACTATCGCAGCTTCTGCTGCCGATGTGTCTGTATCTGGACACAAGGTATCCATTACTGGGTGCCCTACAATGGATTACCGAACAATCCAAAATGAAGGTAGCGGTGTTGATAGCTCTCTTATAGAGCAGTTACAAGTAACAACTGTTAGTCTTTTTGGAGGTACTGGTGCCGCTAACACTACTTACACTCTTTACATATCGCAATTTATACAAGCAACAAATAGTTTTGCAACAGGTTATTTGCAACATACAACCGATGCAACATCTTTTTCTGCTACAAATATTTGTGATGCTTGGAGAGCTCAATTAGTTGCTCAAAGTGGATTAAAGATTACAGGTAGTGGAACTAGTACTTTAGTTTTAACTGCACAAGCTGGTAATGCTACTTTTACAGTAAGTAATATCACCCCTAGTTCTACAACTCAAGTTACCGCTTCTACTATCACCCCTGTAAATATTAATTCTTCTACAGTGGCAAGTCCATCGGTAGTAACATTCTCTGCATCGCATGGCCTTGTAGTTGGAAATGTTATTACTATTGTATCTGCTGACAACGCAAGGTTGGCATCTGGTACATATAGAGTAGCATCAATTCCTTTAGCAACAACTGCAACTTTGTATTCTGTAAATGGACAAACCCCATTAGCCGGAGTAACAGGAACTACTACTGCTACTGTTACTGTTCCTCCTCAACGCTCTCGTGGAACTTATGCTGATTTAGTTGCAGCAGGAGTAACTGGAGCTACTGTTGGAGCTACTTATTCTCAACTTCCTATTACCTTCGTTTCTTTAGATGGTAGTTTGTTGGGAACAACAGAAAGCAATCAAAGCAAACATACTTTGTATATTTTGGATGGTGCAGCTAATTTTGCTGCTCTTGTTACAAGATTAACAGAGGTTGCTCGTGGATTTGCTTCTGGTGGTTCTGTATCTGATCCAAATCTTATCAATCAAATTTAAGGTTAGGTTTGTTTATAGTACGTTTAACAATAGAAAAGGAGGAGGGAGAAATCTCTCCTTCTTTTTTTTGTGTAAAAAAATATTTAAAAAAATATTTGGTTATAAATATATATATAACTATATTTGCACCTAATAACTAAAACCAAAAATAAATGATTGTACGTGTATTAATAGAGCCGATAGACAAAAATATTTCGCAGCAAAATATTCAATGTTCTTATCAATTTGAAGGTAAGCATCGTATGCTTATAGAAGATGATAGTTTCGCAGACTATGATTTTGTGGAACAAAAAGATAAACCTCGTCCCTATGAAAGGTCTTTGTCTTTTAATAAGAACTTTTTAGCACTTGAATATCTTTATGAATCTGACCCATCTAAACAATCAGATCAAGATAAAAAAATAGAACGTGCTATCCGATTTTTTTGGGGAAATCACCCTTTATGTGTAGTAAATGGTAAGCCCACTAAATACACTAAGCAAGCCATGTTTAATGTCGTTAATTTCACCGATAAATCAATGGCGGAAATTAAACTATGGAGAGATGTGTTGCAAGTTTGTAATGCTATCAACGAATTGTCTTATCAAGAGAAAGTAAATATTTCTTATTACTACGGTCAAAATCCGCAAGGAAAAACAGAAAATGATTTACTTCTTACTTTAGCTAATTATACAAGTGGTATTTGTGTAACTCCAAATGAAGTAGAGAATTTCAAAAGAATATGGATTAAAAACGAAAATAGCGATAAGGATTTCATTATCAATGCACGCAAAGCCTTGTGTTTGTCTATCATTGAAGAAAGGCAATATGAAGGCAAGAACTCGTACTACTTAGGTGATACGTTTATTGGTACAGCGTTTAATGATATTGTAGCTTATTGCAAGAGAGAAGAATTAATCTATCAAGATTTTATTGTAAGACAAATAAATCAGAAAGAGGATTTTTCAGCAGAGAAAAAAGAATCTAAAGCTCAAGCTCCAGTAGAAAAACCTCTATTACAAGAAGAATTAAAAAAAGAGGCTCGTGAGTTGAAAGAATTAGGTCTAATTTGGAAAGGATTAAATATTGATAACGTAGCTTATGAATCACTAGAGAAGCACGTTATAGAAGGCAGAAAGAAGAAGAATAAAGAATCTGCTCCTAAAGAAGCTGTAACACCAGCGTAGTTTGTTTTTGCGTTTATACTTTTAGAAATGCCTGACCTTAAAAAAGTTGGGCATTTTTAATTATATGCTTATAAGATATAAATAATAAATGTTATATTATTTATCTTTGCAATAGACACAACAACAAGACATGACAGGCGTAGAGTTTGGCGAGATTTTAGATTTAAGAATAGATAAAGGCTATAGTGCTTTTTTAACTCCTATTGAAAAAAATAGAATTATAAGAGAGGCTACTATAAGGGCTATTGTAGGGTATTATAATAAGTTAGGTACACAGTCTGATAGAGATTCTTTAACTACTTTTATAAAGACAGGGATTGTATTTTCTTTATCAGGTAATCAAATATCGACAATAACAACAGGCTCTCCATCTGTAACTGATTATGATAGCGTATTTGCTGTAAAGGCTAAATTTAATGAACAGCTTTATGGTTTAACTATAAGTGGTGCTACTAATACAAATCCTATAATAATAACAGTTGGTGGTAATAATAATTTAAGGACAGGAGAGCTTATTTCTATAGATAATATTATCGGAAATCCAGCAGCTAATGGAACTTTTTATATTAAAAAAATAAAAAGCACGCAGTTTTCTCTTTATACAGATATGTTTTTGCAAACAACAGTTTCTGGAAATGGAGATTATGTAAGTGGTGGAACTATAAGTAGGGTATTTTATAATTATTGTTTACCAATAGTCTCTGATAAGAAAATTGATCCGTATGCAAAAGCAACGGTAAGGATTCCTAGATTTGAGATAGCTGATACGTATATAAAAATAACTCCATCTGAATATGTTTGCAATGAAATTACAATGGATTATTTGGTAACTCCTTCTACAGCACAACTTATAGATGTTACAAATGCTGTAATAAACTACGAGAATATTTATCCTATTGGGCTTTTGTATGATATTGCGAACTCCGCAGCGAATTTATTTGCGCAGGCGTTCAAAGATGGTGAATTATTTTCCACATCAAATTTTGAAGCAAAGAAAAACGAATAGAAAATGATTTTAAAAGATTTAGTTTCTCAAGTGATACGATTGGTGAGCGGTGGAATTTTGACCGACGAGACCCGGTATGACTTTTTAGATATAGAGGCTAAAATACATTATGCTCGTGCTAATGTTATACAAAACTTTTTTGCAAAGACAAAACGCATAAGTGGAGAATGGTTGCAAACATATAATGCAACGTATGACTTAGCATCACAAGAAAGTAACGAATTTGTACGATTTGTGGTACCTCGTACAATACCGTTAGATGTATTTAGAGATGGCTTTGTTTATGTTGGAGACACAACAGGTAATGTAGCATATAGAAGGATAAATAACAGAGCGGAATTAGCTAATTTTAATTTGCATAGGATAACAAAAATAAAAAGTGATATACCTAAGTTTATTTATTCAGAAGGGGTTATAGAAGTTTATGGTAATAATGCAATGACAAAAGAATTAAGGATTGACGGAATATTTGCTAATCCAACAGAATTGCCATTATATAACCAAGATATTGATAACTATCCACTTTCAGAAGATTTGATAAGTGCAGTAAAAGATTTTTTATTAAAAACATCTTTAGGAGTAGAACAACAAAAGAAACCCGACGTAATATCGGATTCGGCAGAAAAATAAAATGATATGATTTCTAAAAATGTCATCACTATAGACGATGTAATCGCTCGAACTAAAATCCAATTGTTAATTGGAAATACTACGGAACATGACGCTTATCTTGAAATCGTTATCAGTGAAGCATTGCGCCATTTAGACAGCATTTCTTTGTATGTAAAAAGACAATGCACATTAGATATTGTGGATAATAAAGCTGAACTTCCAAAAGGGTATATGAAGTTGTTAGGAGCTAGATTTACAAGCACGGTATTGATGAATCAGTATGTTAATGGGGTAGTTACTTTAGTTCCTATAACAACATCTGCTCCTATATTTTATGTTGATTATGCTTGGTTTAATAGTTTAAGTATTCCAATTAATAATGATTTCTTTAGAAATTATTCCAATACATTTCAAATAGTTAATGGTGTTATTCATTTTAACTCAATGGATATAGAATCGGGAACGATAGATATAGCCTTTATGGGATTAAATGTTGACGAACAAGGTCGTTTAATAATTTACGAAGAATATGAGAGGGCTTTATCTTCTTATGCTTGCTATATGTTTACTTTGGCTTATGCAGAACAAAAAGGAGTAGGTATCTCTGACAGATACTATGAAACATGGAAGGCGCAAAAATCTTGGATAAAAGGTGGAGCGTGGAAAGATGAATTTCAGCGAACCAAAATGGACGTCGCTTCGGCTGTAAACGCTATGGTTATTGATACGAGTGTGAACTTTTTGTAATTTTATATGAATAAAATAAGTTGTATATATAAGATAGAATCTAAAACAAGTGGAAATTCTTATATAGGTTCTGCTATTAATTATACAGTAAGGATTAATGCTCATTTATACGATTTATGTAAAAATAAGCATCATTCTAAAAAGTTGCAAAATCATTACAATAAATATGGAGTAGAAGATTTGTCTTTTTCTATTGTAGAAGTTGTAATGTTTAAAGAAGATTTAATAAAAAGAGAGCAATTTTATCTTGATACACTACGTCCTTTTTTTAATATTTGCAAGGTAGCTGGCAGTTGTTTGGGTAGAAAATTTACTGAACAAACTAAAAGGAAAATATCAGAATCGCATAAAGGCAAAATTCTTTCAGCAGTAACTAAGAAAAAAATTGGCGAAGCTATCAGAGGGAGGATTGTTTCTAAAGAAACGAGAGAAAAAATAAGATTAGGTCATATTGGCAAAACTGGAATGAGACATACCGAAGAAGCTAAGAAAAAAATCGGGATGGCTAGTAAGGGGAATAAATATTCATTAGGAATTAAGAAATCTAAAGAATCAAAAGAAAAAGTTGCAAAATCATTAATGGGCCATAATGTTTCGGATGAAACAAGAAAGAAGATAAGTATAGCTCAGATAGGAAAAAAAATAAGTGAAGAGGCTAAAATAAAAATGAGTATTGCAAAAAAGGGGAAGCCATCTCCTAAAAAAGGCATAAAATCAAATATTCCAGCGTGGAATAAGGGGCTAAAAACAGGAAAGCCTTCGTGGAATAAAGGAGTGAGGCAATCGGAGGAGCACAGAGAAAAAAATAGATTGTCTCATATTGGACTAAAAATGTCGCAAGAAACAAAAGCGAAGATGAGATTATCTAGGATTGGTTTTATCAATACAGAACAAGCAAAAGAAAATATGAAAAAGGCGTGGGAATTGAGAAAACAAAATAGTTTGTCTAAATGAAAAGCATACAAAGAGGAACATTTACAGGTAAGTTAGACCAAGATACAGATATTCCTTATATAAAGCAAGGCGATTATACCGATGCTTTAAATGTGAGGCCAATAACTGATTCTACAGGCTCCACTCAAAGTATGATAAATATTTTGGGTAATGAGTATGCTTGCGCTATTGGTAAGGTTCCAATGCAGAATAAGGTTTTGGCTATAGCATTAGATGGCGGTTTATCTTCTTGGGTTACATTTGTTTTTACAGATGCAAATGGTAATAATTTAAACACTCCAATAACAGTATTAACAGGTACAGGAACATTTGCTGCTGTGTATTCCAATGTGTACACTGCTTTATCAACGGGATTTGCTATTGATGGTATAACATTCTCGATGTCCTCTATTGCTTTAACAAGTACAACAGGATATTTATTAGTTGAGTTGCAAACAAAGGCTGGTGTATCATTGAATTACACTAATTATTCAGCATATAATTATCCAGTAGCACATTCTATTCCATTAGAAATATCTACCTATAAAGAGGCTTATGATATATCTGTTGCAGGTGATTTATTTGCAATAGGTAGTTATGATTTGCTTGGAGATTTATTTGTTTTTACAACGTCTAATATTAAAGAGGTATCTACTGTAGATATAACAGGAATAACAAATGTTATAAATGGAGTTGTAACGACAAGCGTTGCTCATGGACTTGTAAACGGACAAAGAGTTAAGATAACTGGTGTAACACCTTCTACATTTAATGGTATTTACGTTATAAATACAGTAAATCCAACAACTTTTAAATTAGGAAATACTGTTGCGATAGTTGGGTCTTATACATCAGGTGGTACTGTAACATCTAATTACGAAGGAGTTGGAGAGATTGGTGTTATTCAGAATATTGCAAATACAGCAAGTACAAGTGTAACGCCTGATTTTTCATATACCAGACTTGTAAGAAGTGTGGGTTTTAATTTTAGCACAAAACATCAAATAGATAGTTATGTAGAGAGGAATAGTGAAAAAATATCTATTTATTGGACAGACGAATATAATTTTCCTAGAGTACTTTACTATAGCGGTTCTACTTATATTCAAGACGGAGTAATTGCTTCTCCTGTTGTTATTAATTCATTGGGCGAATATGATTATGATACTATTGCAAATGAAACAAAGTTATATTTAACGCAATCGCCTACAGTTTTATCTTATAATGGACAGCAGCAATCTGGTGGGTCTGTAAAATCAGGCAATTGGAGATACGCATATCGTTTTATTTCTAGTGGTGGTTCGGAAACAGAATGGAGTGATTTGTCTAATGTGGTTCCTGTATTTAAGTCATCTACCATTTCAAGTGCTTCTTCTATAAGCGGAGATGATGCAGGTGTAACAACAACGAAAGTAAATTCATTTATTGTTAGTGGAATATTGCCAAATTTATTTAAGTATATTGAATTTGCAGGAGTTAATTATACAAGTTCTGGCTCTCAAATAGGTTATATTATAAGGAAAGAATTATTAGAAAGTAATACAAGTATAATATTAAATCATACAGGATTAGAGGATTATACCTCTTTAGATTTAGGCACATTAAATGTACGCTCTTTATCTTATAATACTGCTAAAAATATAACAGCAATAGATAATAGACTAGTTCTTTCTAATTTAACTTTAACTCAAATAGTTGATTTTTCTGCTTGGACAAAGACTTGGAAGCATACTTTACTTAAACAAAGTATAAGTACAACTAGTTTTGCAGCTTCTTTAAAGGTTGGGGAATATAATGATCCGGGTAATGTTTATACGTCTGTTGGTTATATGGATAATGAAACCTATCGTTTTGGTGCTAAATTTAGACTAAAAGATGGTAGTCAGACGCAAACATTTTGGATTGACGATATTAGATTTGATACCTCGTCTAGTAATATAACAACTCCATTTGAAACTTCAAATAGGCGAATTGCTGGATTGCCTAATTATAATTTAACAAATTCAGCTAATACAACCGCATATTCTACTTGTGTTCAGTTTTCTGATTTCGGATTTGATACAGCAATAGATGGCGTAAGCGCAAGAGATTTGATTGATGAAATTATTATAGAAAGAGAAGAATGTGTTAAAGAGATATTGGCGACAGGAATGGCTGCTATGTCTGTTTATGATCCTTCTGCCGTAGCTATTCAATCACTGCAATCTCCCGGAACCAATTTGTTTTACAACGATTATAATGGTGCGGTTGCTGTAGTGTACACTGGAGAATATGCGCTATGCGATGGTGGTATTTTACCAAATACAGGAATCACAGAATTGTATTCTTCTAGTGGCGCTCAATTGCGTACTGTTTTTGCTTTTTATAGTCCAGATATATTTTATGGATATATTAGTATATCGAATTTTCAGTCAGCAAATGGTGATGTAATTTTAAACTATGGAAATCCTAATGCTAATAGAACAACTTTAACTGCTCATTCTTCTGGTGTAACGTGGGATGGGTCTTATTGTGAGTATTCTGGATATACAAATCAAACAGTTACTCCAACTCCAATAATAATAGACCAACAGCAATTTTTTTCACTTGGAGAAAGAAATGAAATTGCAGGTTCTGGTGGTTCTCGTTATAGTAAATCTATTGTTGATTATACAGGAGTTTATCCTCCTTCTTCACCTAGAGCAGAAGATTCTGTATGGGGGTATCAAGGTACTCCAGTTCTTAGGTGTACATCTAATTTAACAAATGTATCGGGGAATCCGGATTATGGATTTTATTATGTTCAATACAAAAGGCCTATAGCTTATTCTAGTTTAGATAGCAATAAGTATGGCAATAGGAGTTCTGGTAGTTATATCCCAACTGGAGCTTCGTTGCAAGTAACTTCAACTACATCATCTAGTATTACATTAGATGTTTATGGGGGTGATGTTTTTACGCAAAAGACTTATGTAAAAAGAAGATTTGCATTAGCATCTGATTCTTTAGGATTTGATAAAATTGGATGGGGTGGAGCTAGTGGATTTTATTCTCAAAATAGGTCAAATACGCAATTAAATAGAAGATATGATAATTCTTATCCAACTTGGTTTTATCCTAATACAAATTTAGATGCTTGGGTTGAGTTAAACTACTTAGCTGCCTCCGCACCTGTTAATTATAATTCAGGATATACTATAGCTAATAATATAAATAGTGATGTAGCTTTTGATGCCGCTTCTACAAATACTACAAATTATCCTGTACGAATTATCTATTCAGATTTAAAGATACAAAATGGAGTAGTTGATGGATATAGAAATTTTTTGCCTTTAAATTTTAAAGATTTAGATTTATCTTTTGGTGAGATAGTCCATTCTGCAAATGGTAATGGAGAACTTTTAACATGGCAGCCACGTAAATTTCAAAGACAATATTTTAATACAACAGGTATTTTGCAAACAAGTAGCAATCTAAATGTGCTGATAGGTGATGGTAGTGTTTTAAGTAGGGATGGACAGACATTAAGCGTTATTGGAAGTAAGCATAAGTGGGGTATAATAAAAGGGAAATCAGCTCAAGGAAATGATAGTTTCTATTGGATCAATACCGAACTAAAAAAGGTAATGCGTTTTGGTTATGATGGAACAATATCTCTAGCAGATGTTAGAGGTATGCAGTCGTTTTTTGCGAACAATTTAACATGGGTAGATTATAAAGATACTCCTGCTGATGGTGAAGGGATATGTGGAGTTTGGGATGATAGATTTATGGAGTGTGTTTGGACTATAAGAGCAAAGAGGTCATTTCCTGAATGGAATGCTTTAACTGCGTATTCTGCTGCATCTTATGTATCTTATGATCCTGTTGATGAGTTTAATTTTTCAACTTTTGAACAGTGGGGTGAAATATATGAATCTAGGACCGGTGTTTCTAATGTAGGAAGAACCCCCGAGCTTAATCCATTGTATTGGAGCGCATTAAGCCATACAGATAATAATTATTACAACGAATATACGATTGTATATAATGAAATGCGTAATGGATTTAGTGCATTTTATTCTTTTCTTCCTAAGATATATTTAAAGTGGAAGGACACTTATTTTACCCAAAGACCTGCCCAATCATCGTATAGCGATTCGGAGGTTTGGATTTACATTCATAATAAAGGAGAGTATGGTAAATGGTACGAATATACTAGCAGTGCAGGTACTGGTATGTTATTGAGAAATGGACATTTAGAAGGTGTTTGTAATGGGAATCCTGATGTTGTAAAATGGGCAGAAGCTATACGTTTTAATACAGAGAAAGTTCCACATTATGTAGATTTTACAACAAAAACAGATGTTAGCTATTTGGAGGAGTATGAATTTTCAAATAGGGAAGGTTGTTATGATAGTCCTGTAAAGATGGCAATAGATTTTAATCTTCCATTTCTTAATAATGATAGTCAAACAACAAGAATGTATGGGAAATATCTAAAAGTTAAATTGACTTTCCAAGCATTGTTTTATCAAAGGATATTTGATTTTATAGTAAAATTTAGGGATTCTGTAAGAATGTTTAATAAATAGAGTTATTTGTTTTATATTTGTAGATTATGATAAATTTATTAATTTTTGTTTTATCTAATTCGGGAATTGCGTATATCGTAACTCAAAGTAAGATATTTTTATGGTTAAGAGATTTATCTAAGAAGAATGTTTGGGCAGAAGATTTATTAAAATGCCCTATATGCACTGGATGGTGGAGTTCTATTGTCCCTTATTTGATTATCTACAATAATTATGATTTATTAAATATTTTTATTTTTTGTAATATAGGAAGTATTACAGCGTATATAATTTTTAAGGTTATAAAAAAACTATAATAAAATGGCATCACTAAAAAAATTAGGACAAGGTATTGGAAATACTGTTAAATTAATTGGCGATTCTGGTTTAGGATCTATAGGAATGGGTGATGTAATAAATGAAAGGTCTTATAATGGTGATAATGTTGCCAAATGGGATAAGGGCGCAAATATAGCTGGAAAAATAGGTGGGGTTGGACTGCAAGTTGCAGGAAATATAGTTGCACCGGGTATAGGTGGAGCTGTAGTTGGAGGTGTTCAACAAGCTGGCTCAATGGCAAATAATCAAATACAGCAAGATCAGTTTCTTAATAGTCAAGCAATGCAAGCAACGCAACCTCCGCAACCTTATTATAATACAGCTTCTATGGTGGCGCAACCAATGCCTATCAATCAATATGCAAATGGTGGATATGTAGGTTTAAATCCTAATATTGCAAACGGTAATTTGGCAATGGGAATCTATCATAATATGAGGTCTTATGCAAATGGAGGTATGGTTAATGGATATAAAAAAGGTGGTTTAACTTCCGAAAGAATAGTTGGAGTAGATCAAACAATAGGAAATAATGGGTTTAGTTTACCGCAAGGCAATGGGTATCAAAATACTTTTCAACTAGAAAACATTGGTATGCCACAAAGCAATTCTCAATATACTTCAAGTTATACAGCACCACAAGTAGAAAATGGAATGGGAGATAATGGAACTTACGGAGATAAATTAGGTGGTTATGTAGCTTTAGGTTCTTTGGGTTTAGGTGCTTTTCAAACAGCAATGGCACTAAGAAATCTTAATCAAGCAAACAAGCAGCCTATCCCAACATTAGGTGTAAGTAACGAATTGCAAACTGCTTATAATCAAGCACAACAAAATGCTCAAAGTGGATTTAGCCAACAAGAGAAAGATGCTTATATGAACAACTTGGCAGTTACACAAAATACTGCACAAAAGAATGCTTTAACTCAATCTGGAGGTAATTTAGCGCAAGCAATAAATGCTGGGTTGAAATCGCAAAATATTGATGCCTTAAATAACTTTGCTTCACAAGATGCTGCATTAAAAAGACAGAATCGGCAGTATGCTAATTCATTCGCTGGCCAATATCAAAATATAGCCAATCAAAATAATCAAAATGCTTATAGTTTATATTTAGAAAAACAAAGAGCATTGGGTGGTGCGTTAAGTCAAGGAACACAAACATTAGCAAATAGTTTGGACGCTTATGTATCTTCAAGGTATGGGGTAAAAAGACCAACAAAAAAATAGTATAAAATAAAATGGCAATATTAAATTCTTTAGGTGGGGCATTAGGGTTACAAGGTAATCCAAATACAGCAACTTACGCTAATATGGCGCAAGAGAATGTTCGTTATGCAAGAGCAGAAGAGGAAAGAGCTATGGCGAGAGAGCAAAAGAAGTTAGAAGATGCTAATGATAATGCGTATAATTTTCAAAAAGCGATAAAAGTTGATGGAGCAATGTTACCTGCAAGGCAAGATGCTATAAAGAATGAAGCTAGTATTTTATTTAGCGATATAGCAAAGTATAGAGAACAAAATAAATATTCTGATATTAATAATGTTACAGAATTTAGAGATAGGGCAGATGCTATAATAAATAAAGTTGTAAATTCAAAGAAAGAATACGAATTTGTTAATAGTTCTTTAAATGAGGCTGCAAAAAAGCCGAATGAATTTGATTTTGATGAAACTTTAATAGGTGTAATTAAGTCGAAAGACCTTAATAAATTGAATGAATATGCTGGTGGAGAAGGTAATTACTTAGGTGGTGGAGTTGGATTGATTCCTAAAATAGATTATGTTAAGGCGTTATCTACAGAGGGAGGGAAATTAGGGTTAACTACAGTTACAAATGAGAATGGAGATGTAACAACTACTCGAATAGAAGTTGATCCTGATAAAATTAAGAAATCATTGCAATTGGCAAGAGTGTCTGATGCTTACCAATACGGTATCAAGGATTTGATAAAAAAAGGATATGATGAGGTTGGCGCAAAAGAGCTTCTTGATAATGTTTATACTCAAAACATTAAGAGAACAACTAAAAGATTAATTGATGAACCATCTAAATCCAATAAAGGGGATTCTAATGTAAAAAAACAGGATATAACTATTGAACAAAATGTAACTCCATCAGGTAAAAGGATTATATCTTTTGCTAAAAACGATGTAAATGAAAATAAAGTTTTAGATTTTATTTTACCAGATGGTACTGTTGTTTCTGGTATTCCACAAAGATTTGAGCAAGAGAAAGGAAGCACTCCTAATTTAATTGTAACTACATCTGATGGAGAGGTTATTCCTATTCCTTATGATATTGCTTCACCTAAAATACAAACAAATTACGGATTTGATTTTTTTGATGTTAGAAATTTTGATGGAAAATATTTACCTAAAAATATTAGATTTGTTAATTACGAAAATGTAAAAACAGGCGAAAAAACAGAGAAAAAGGCAGAAGGCGGATTTGTAGGTAAAATAAAGGTAAAAAGAATAGCAGATGGCGTTATAGGGGAAATATCGCAATCGGCGTATGATGCCCATAAAAATAATTATGAAATAATTGAATAGTGTAAATATTATCACTATATTTGTATAAATAATAAAATGATGAAGCATTTAATATTTTTTGTATTATTTTCTTTTTTTTCATTGTTCGCTAGTTCTCAAACTTACTCTCTTTTGTTTGATGTTTATGATATCTCTATAAAGCATAGGGATGGGTTTATTGTTGTTGATAGTTCTTCAAGTAAAGTTTGTTATCAGTCAAGGTATGATAATAATGGAAATGAAGATACTGTAAAAGGGAAGAGAATGATTGTTTGTTTTTATCTTGATAGAAAAGGCATCTGCTATAAAGAGGTTAGTATTTATGATAAAACATTGATAAATCTTTATTTTACAGATTATATTTATGATGAAAACTTTTATTCTAGGATAAAAGAAGGTTATTTATTTGACAGAGAGGAAGTTATTGTAAAAGTTAGCTATATGGAGAATAAAATAATCTATACAGCTACAAAATACTAGAAAATTATGCCACAAGGAATAAGAACAATAGAGAAGCCAAAAAATACGGTAGTTATCCCACCTCAATATCAAGAAAGAGCTATTAAGATTTTAAAGACTGCTGGTTTATATAAACCACAAAAGAATTTTAATGAAGATAGAAGTTTGACTGTTACTCCAGAAATGGAATTTGAGGCATTGCGGAATGGCATGAGTTTTCATAGTATATTAAAAGATTTGCAGATAGAAGCTCAAGAAATTCCTACCGATTCTTTACCTGCATTTCATCAAGTAGAGAAATTTTCAGAAGGTGGATTTGCCGGTGATGGGCAAAGTGGAATAATAAAAGGGCCGGGAACAGGAAAATCTGATTCAATTGTTTCTGTAGAAGAAAATAGTACACTTATTGTTCCGATTGAAAAGGTTGAAGAAGCCAAAAGAATTTACAGAAAGCATATAGGTAAGAATATTCCTATAGCGCAACCTTCATCAAATGGAAGTGTTGTTAGAATATCGAACAATGAATTTAAGTTTACACCTAAAGACGTAGATATTTTAATTACTAAAGGAGTGGATATTTCTGGTATATTACCAGATTATTACAATAGTACAAATGCTGGTGCAGAGGGAATGATAGTTGATGATTTTACTCCATCAAATGTTGTAGATGATTTTACTCCAATACAGCAAGAACCTGTAAAAAAAAAAGAAGAAAAATTACCATCACTATCCCCATTTATATCTTCACCGACTTCGGAGAGTGGTTCAAAGAGTGTTGCATATCAGCCAGAAGCATTAGAGTTAGAAATCCGTTCTACTTCAAGAAATAAAATACCAACAGATAAATTAACTGAAACGGCAATTCCTGCTGCAACTGGAATTTCTACTTCCGAAAATACATCACGTCCTATAGGAAATGTAGACCCTAAAAAAGAGCGTTTACGGCAGTTTGACGATTCTATAAATGAATTTATTAACAGGAATGAAGATACAGAAAGAAAGATAATTGATTTATCGAAAATTTATAAGCAACAGCATGATAATATTCTTAATTACAAGAAACAATTAGAAGACCCTGCTACTCCTATTCAAGCGAGGGAGTTTTTAGCTGTAGAATATAAGAAGCAATTGGATGATTTTAAGAAAACAGAACAAGAATTTAATAATTTAAGTGAGCAGGATAAAAAAGAGAGTAAAAGTATTTCTTTATTATCGCAAGGAAAAAATATAGCACAAAAGTCTATTGATAGAGAAACCTCTAATTCTGAATTAGCTGCTCGTTCTTTATATAACAGTATTTTACCTGCAATAGTAAAGGCTGTTGGAACAGGTGTAGAGGTTGCAGGTGATTTAATAGTGGAACAAACTCCTTTATTAAAAGGCTTGTCTGATGCAACAAAAACTGTTGATGGCAAAGAGTACGATAATAAAATAACAGACATTATTGGTGATGAAATATTGAATTTCGGGAAGGCTATGGAGGCTGAAATACCCAAAGATGCACAGACTGGTGAGTTTGATATGCGTAACGGAATAAATATGGGTATGCAGGTTATTGGAAATCTAGCTACTTTAGTTGGTACTGGAGGAGTGGCATCTGGATTAGGGGCAACAGCGGCAGTTCAACAAGCGGCTGTTATTGGAGCATCTTATCTACAAACGCTAGATAATTTACACGAAGAGGCAACAGCAAAAGGTATGTCTGATAGTGATGCAGCATTATTATCTACAAGTCTTGCTTTGCCAATAGCTTTGATAGACGCTATACCTGCTGGCGGTATGGCCGGAAAGTTTACGAAAGGGAGTGCTATTAAGAATTTTATAAAAAAGGCGGTTGCTAGTGGAGAAAAAGATTTTACTATAAAAAGCGCATCTGAATTGGCGTCTAAAACATTTAAAGAAGTAACTAAAGATTTTGCTAAAAACTTTGTAAAAGAAGGTGGAAAGGAAGCATTAACAGAAGGGGTACAGCAAGGGGTTGAAATCGGTGGAAAGCAAGTTTATGATATTGTAAAAGATGAGAAAGTGTATGGAGCTGATTTATTTAGTAAAGAAGCTGTAATAGATATTGCTAAAAATGCTGCATTAGGCGGCATAGCTGGGAGTGTTATTGGTTCAATATCATCTTTATCAACACGTAATAATGATGTTTACAATGACTTAAAGGCTGTAGAGGAAAATCCTCAAGCAATAAGAAATATAAATGCTAAATTAAAGGCAGAGGTAAAACTTGGAAATATAACAGAGGAGGACGCTGCAAATTATACTAAGTTAATAACAAAATATGGAGAGATTGATAAAAAAGTTCCTGCCAATATAGTAGATAATAGGTCTAGGTTAACTGCTATAAACTTAATAGAAAAAAAAGAGTCTTTAGCTAATGAAATAGAGAAGTCGGATGATGCACTTGCTATCCCATTAAAAAAAGAATTAGATATTGTAAATAAGGATTTAACACATATAGCAGAAGGTGGAAGTCCAACAGAATTGCCATCTCAAATTAATAACCAAATAAATCCACAAGAAAATGCCGGTCAGCAACAACCCATCGCAGCCGAAAGGCAACTCGAAACCACAGAAGCAGGGGATAGCCCTATGCGTGTCAATGCCCAAGAAAAAAAGGCGCAAGAAGAAATAAATATTAAAAAGGCTTTCGAGAATCAAACTGATTTTCGTAGGGCGACGGATAACGAATCAAGGAGTGAATCGGATATAACAGGATTGGGACTTCATTCTGGAACAGAAGAATCGGCTCAACAAAGGGCGGAAGTTCGTAAAAAGGACAATCCAAATATAAAAATAGTAAAAGTAGAAAAATTACAAAATCCAGTTGTTGTTTCTAAAGATTTAGGATTTAAGAACTACGATATTACATCAACAGGATTGGTTGAAGATGGAGTGATAACGGAATCCGAAAAGGTTGAATTAGATAAAACTAAAAACTTGTCTGATGTTAGGAAGTTGTTACAAGATAAAGGATACGATGGTATAATTTATAGAAATCAAATTGAGGATAAAGGTAGTATATCGCAAATAACATTTCCTAAAATAAATAAAATAGAGAATAATGCTGTAAATTATATTAACTTAAAGGCCGATGGATTGGAAGCTGGTATTACTAGTGAAGATATAAAAAAAGAAATTGACTTATTAAAAGAAAAAAGAGATAACGAGATAAAAGAAATTGAAAAGCCTTATACGGATTTTGATGTTGTTGAAGAATCAAATCCTTTATTAAACAATAAAACTGGTAAAAAAAGGCTAGTAAAGAACAGAAATATAGTTTTAGAAAAAGATGAAACATATAGAGATGTAAACAATGATTTAAAGAAAAGAAAAAGTTTATTAAAAAAAATAATTGATTGTTTATGATTGACGATATAGAAGAGGTAGACGAAAGGGAGTTTGAAGATATAAAAGCCGAAAATAGGAATAAAGAACTTATAAAGGCTATTAATAAAATCTCCTTGTTATTTAACGAAAAAAACATTATAGATGCTATAAACAGTCAAAGCGAAAATATATTAAAAATAGTAAAAGCTGTAAAAGAAATACCTAAATCAGAAGAGGTAAATATTGAATTAAATCCAAAAGAATTTATATCTTCTGTTAATAAGATTTGTGAAGATATAATAATGAGTAATTCAAGGTTAATTAATTCTATTGAGAACAGATTGTTGCCTGAATCGTTTGAATTGATTAGGGCTTATGGTGTTACAAGTTCGGTAAATGTAAAATATAAATCGGCTAAAGAAATAAATAAAGATGGCAGCAGGTAGGTGGAAGTTTTATGACTATGCAAAAAAGTATTTTGGTGATGGTACATTTGACTTTGATTCACCATCAAATATAAAAATGGCCTTATTTTTGTCAACATCTAATGCAAATACATTATCGGTTGGTACAGGTATTTATGCAGATTTAACTAATGAAGTGGCAAATGGATTTGGGTATTTAACTGGAGGAGTTGCTTTGACAGGCGAAACATGGACACAAACAGCAGGGGTTGCAACTTTTGATTGCGATGATGTTGTCTGGTCAGCTTTAGGTGGCTCTATAACAGCTAGATACGCTGTTATATATGTTGACGCAACAGTAAATACGATAGTAAAGCCATTAATTTGTGTATGTTTATTAGATACAACACCAGCTGATGTTACGGTAACATCTGGAAATACATTAAGTATTGAAATAAATTCAAGTGGAGTATTTACGTTGTCAGGGGCAACAATAGATTAGAGATATGCCAGTAGGAACGTCAGTAATAAGTTTTGGTTCTACTCCAACATCAGAATCTTCTGTAGTTGTAACAGGGCAATTAGATATAGTTTCTGGTGCGTATTGCGAGGCGTTTATTATGGGTGATAGCACAGGAAGTAACGACATTGTAGACCATAAGTTTGCTGGAGTTTCTTTTAGATTATTATGTGGAGATGTAGTTGCTGGCGTTGGATTTACTATATTTGTAACGACAATTGCTGGTGAGGTAAATGGCGATTTTAGTATAAGATGGGTATGGACAAATCCTTAAATTATAAACAAATAAAAAAATAAATATATGAGTTGGTTTTTTAAATTAATAGGTAATTCAAGTGGAAATGGAGCGGAAGTTGATTCTGCTAATCAACAAAAGGTGGTAACAGAAACAGATATTGCTACTAACCCTCAAAATGTAGGTGGGATAAGAAGTTTTTCTGAAAATGATAACGGTGCTTTAACTGGAAGTCCATATTTAAAATCTCCAGAAACTTCTGCTGATTATAGGCTAAGAGTTGGCATTGATACTGTATTGTTTAATGATACATTTAATGCAACAGCACAAAATACATCTTTGTGGAATTATATTTTTGCAACATTAACCGCATCGCAGCCCGGAGCAGGAACATTGAATTTCGGTACAGTACAAGGAACTGCTGTAACACATGGGGCGATAATGAAAACTTTTCAATATTTCCCAATTCTAGGTACGGCTCCTCTGTCGGTAGAATTTAAGATGGGGTCTTTTATATCTACACTTGTTGCAAATGAAGAATGGAGAATGGGTATTGGGAATCCAACGGTAGCTGGAACAGCACCTACAGATGGCGTATGGATAAAGGTAACATCATCGGGATTGATAGGAGAATCGGTTTATAATGGAGTTATTACACAGACAGGAGTATTGCAGGCAATAGGATCTTTAGTAAATGGAGTAATATATAAGTTTGCAATTGTTATAGGTGAGGGAGGAATTGAATTTTGGAAAAACGATGAGTTATTGGGTAGTTTAGAGATTGCAAATGCTAATGGGCAACCATTTATGCAGGCTTCTCTTCCTGCTTTTATGCAAAAGTTATGTACAGGAAGTGTTACTAATACTAACACTATGAGGGTATCGGATGTAACAGTTTCATTGCTTGATTTGGCTACAGGGAAGTCATGGCCTCATCAAGTCGCTGGGATGGGTAAATCTGGAAATATAGCCTCTAATGGAGTTGCACAAGGTAAAACATCTTTATGGACTAATAACGCATCTCCAACTGCTGCTGTTTTAACTAATACAACTGCTGCATTTACAGGTCTTGGAGGGATTGTAGCTGTTTTACCTACTTTAGCTGTAGGCTCTGACGGTAAACTTATCACTTATCAAAATCCTGCTGCAACCATAAACTTAACAGGAAGGAACTTGTATATAACAGGAGTAAAAATTAATGGTGTTGTTTCAGTTGCATTAGTTGGAGGTGCTGTAGCTTATGCCTTTGCTTTAGCGTATGGTCATACGGCAACATCTTTAGCTACACCAGAAACTGGCTCTTTTGTAACAGCAACAACTCACGCACCTAGAATTATGCCATTAGGCATTGATGTATGGGGTGCAACGGCTGTGGTTGGAGTACAAGGAATTGGAGTATATGCAAAATTTTCTGTTCCAATAGTAGTAAGGCCGGGAGAGTTTGTTGATATAGTGGCACGTAATGTTGGTGTCGTAACTTCTGCTGGAGCAATAACAATGACTATCGGGATTAATTCATATTGGGAATAAAAATTAATTAATAAAAATATGGCGGAAATACAAGAAACAACAATTACAGCTTCTATAGTTGTAAATGAAACAGAAATTAAGGATATATGCTTGTCTATAGGTGTTTATGCTACATTTTCAGACCCTATTTTGCAAACAGAGATAGATGCAGGTAAAGATGCTATTGCTTTGTATTTAAAGAATAAGATAAGTGAAATATGTTATCCTGTTGTTGATTATAAAGCAAAGGTAAAGGATGCGCAAGTGAGAGAGTATTTGAATGGAAGGGTATCTCAAATTATAAGCACGTCGCATAATACAGAAACAGTTACTGTTCCTGACTAAAAGATAATAAATGAATGAGTTTATTATTATCTCAATTAGGTGGTTCGGTAGTAGTTAACCCTAATGCAGGGCAATTAATATTGACAGGATTTTCTCCAACTGTAGTTGTAGAAAATAACACTTATGTATTTACAGAAAAAGGGGAGTTATTCTTAATAGGATACTCTCCTAATGTAATAGCAGAAGGAAGTTCTACTGGTGTTGTAAGGCAGGAGTTACTTACAACAGAGTATATAAAAAACAGGGGAGCGCATAGAAAAGATTGGGAGTATAGAGAAGATTTGGATTTAATAGAAATAGTTAGTATTTGTTTAAAAACAACAATAATATAAAATGGCACTTATCCCTTGCTTAGAAGCACTAAAACACCATAAGGATTTATCTGATTTTTTTAATAAGATAAACTCTTCTATGACAGAATCAGAACAAAGAACTATAGGAAAGGAATTGGCTCATGAATATAGTGAGAAGTTATTTAAAGATATAAATAAATTCAAAGAATCTATAGGAGTAAAGTTGACTAAAGAACAAAAAGTATTTCCTAAAAAAGATGTGTCTAGTAAGATAAAAGAGGTAAATGATTTATATCAGAAGTTAATTGATGAAAAAACTAGTTTATTAAAAACAGAGAATCCTCCTGCTGTGAGTGGTGGAAATAATCAAATCAATGAATCAAATGGCAGCCAAGAAAAAAGTGGTAGTAGCTCCGAAAAAAACAGCGAAACCAACAAAGAAGTCAGCACCAAAAAAGAAAATGTGCTAAATGAAAAGGGGTCGGTAGAAGTATCGGCTCCTTTGAGTTCTACTTTTGCAGAAAGGCAAGCACAAAGGAGTGCTGAAATAAAAAGGTTGAAGGCGCAAAGGAATGTTTTAGGTATAGTAGATAATAGCGCAGAAAGAGAAGCGCAAATAATAGCAAAATATATTGAATCTGCAAAAGATTTTATTGCTACTAAGTCTATTGATGTAAAAAAAACCATAGAAGAGTTTGCTAAGTACATAGGAGAAGAAGTAAGTTATACTTTAAGAAAGGCGTGGGGAGAAGCTGAAAAATCTATAAAAAGAACAGCTACGGAAATTGCTAATGAGGAGGGTTTTGTTCCCAATGGAGAACAAGAGATGAATCGTTATATATCTGAAAAGTCAAGCAATCCGCAAGAGATATTTGATGCCTATAAAAGAGAATCTGACAATGAAGGGATTTCACCTAAAGAACAAGCTATAAAAGATTATGGTGTAAAGGTTAATGAAGAATCTTTTGTTGCTGGAGCAGGTGATAAAAATAAGATTACTCCAGAGATTAGACGTAAATTCTTTACTAAAAAGGTTGGGAATACTACTGATATAGATATAGTTGCAAAAGAGATTTCTGCAAATACTGGGCTTGATATAACGGAAGAAGATATTGTTAATTTTATATACGACAATTCTAATAAAAATAAAATATCTAGTGTATCTAGTACATCTCGTAAACTTGCTGAAAGATTTAAAGAGGTAACAGGTCTTTCTATTTCTGAAAAGAATATGGAAAGGATAAAAATGGCAGATGAGCGAGCTGCTAAAATTGATGAAAAAAAGTTTGATAGTTTCGAAAAGAAGCAGGCTATTAAAAATGAAAAAGACCTAAATCAATTTTACAAATCGACTGCTAAATTATATATTGACGAAAACGCTCCAGTTGTAGAGAAATCTGAATTGATAAAAAAACAAAATGAGGCATTTGAAAAACAGGATCAAGAATTAAAGTCGCATAAAAAATCGGTATCTGATTGGATTAAGAAGTGGTTTGTAAAAGGATTTTTAGATAGAAGGGGTGCGCTTTCGGAGAAGTTAAATAAAGCAGGGGCAGAAGAGGCTATGGTAAGAAAAGATTTGACGGCAGGGGCATCGGCAATGGCGAAGGAGGATTTTGAACGATATGACAAAGAAATATATGGTGGGTTAAGTATGGATGAGCAAAAGCAGTTAGATAATTTTATACAAGCTAGGAGGGTAAAGCAAATAGATGAATTATATGATGCAGAAGGCAAAGAAAGAATAAAGCATCCATTTGATACTAATAAAGAAACATCAGATGCGTATTTAGATAATTTAAAAGAAACAGATTCTAAGCTATTTGACAAACTAAATAAAAGAGCCAATTCGTATTTTGATGCGATGAAGGATATGTTGAAGTTGCGTTATGATGAAGGTAGAATATCAAAGGAATCTTATGATAAATTTAAGAATGTAGATTATTCTCCAAGAGAGTATATAGAATTTCTTACAGATGGAGAGACGGATATAATAACAAAAGGAAATAAGTCGGCATCGCATAAAGATATTAAATCTTTGACAGAGGGGAGTGTTAGTGCGATGTTTAATGATTCTAAGTTGCTCTTAGAGAATAGTGTATTGTCTGCACATAAGGTTGTTTTTGAAAATAAGGCGAATAGGGCATTATATAAATTTGCGGAACAATTTCCGGATAATGGATTAGTTCAAATTCAAGAGCCTTCTGGGTATTCTGATGAAAGAAATCAGCCTACATATTCTGATCCATCGAAAGGTTTTCAGCAAGTACAATACTTTGAAGATGGAGTAAAAAAGAGTATGGAGATTAGCAATGAAATTGCGGATGGTTGGATAGGTTCAAATCCGGTTATAAAACAATCTGTTGCTAATGCTATTCGTATTGGAACAGGAGGTTCAGCGTTGAGGGCTTTTGCAACAGGATTGAATCCTGCTTTTGCTCTTGCAAACTTACCAAAGGACATGTCTCATGCTTTGTTATTTTCAAACATTTATTCTCCTGCTCTTCCAAAATCATTAGCGCAAATATCGAAAGACATTCTTTCTGTTTCTGGAGATGCTTTTAAAAGAAGTGGTTCTTACAAAGAATATATTAATGAAGGTGGTGGGATGAGTTTTCTTACAAGTCAAGGTAAAGCGATAGAAAGGTCATTATCTCCGCAAACAAAAGCTGGAAAAGCATTTGATTCGTTTTATAATGTTGTTGGTTATATCAATGAAACAAGTGAATTAATGGTAAGGCTTGCTGCTAGAAATAGAGAGTTGAAAAATTTAACTGAAAAGTTTGAAAAAGATAATGGTCGTATCCCTAATGAAAAAGAGTTAAGTTATCTAAAGGTTAGTGCAACTCACGCTGCTAGAAGTTTGATGGATTTTTCAAAGGGTGGAGAATGGGTTAAAGCTGCCGATGTATTTCTTCCTTATGTTAATGCTGGATTTCAGGGGGCTAATGTAGCTGGTAAATATATAAAAAATAATCCTAAAGTATTTTCTTATAAAATTGCTCAAGCAGGGGCTTTAGCTGTTGCTGCTGTATTGTATAATCTTCAATATAAAGAATGGGATGATGTTCCGGATTATGTAAAGGCTACCAATTATATTATTATGCTTCCATTTGTTTCTACAGACAAAGATGGTAAAACAAAAAGAAAATATATTTCTATCCCAAAATCACAGGAATCAACACCATTTTTAGGTGGGTTAGAAGGACTTGCGGAGTTTGCTGAAACAGGAAAATATCCAACAAAGGCTTCTATTCATTCTATACAGAAGATTGTTCCAAATATTGATCCAAGAGGAGTTCCTTTAATAGATGCTTTAGTTTCTTATGAAACAAATTTTGATAGATTTAAAAGTGAGAATATATGGAAGGGTAGAGATGTTTTGGCTAAAGACGAGTATACAGATAGGACACAGAAGATATTTAAAGATATTGGAGAGGCGGCAGATATTTCTCCAGAACGATTGAAGGCATCTGTTGGAAAAGTAATAACAAATCCTGACGGAAATATATTTTTTAATTTAGTATCTAAGCCATATAATCTTATCACAGAAGGTATGAGTGATGCAGATAAAAATGAATTTAATAAATCGTTTTCCGAGCATCTTAATGATTTTCTATCTCCGGTTTATCGTAAATATATAAAAGAAACATATCCTATAAGAGATAAGGATAAATTCGATAGGTACAGCAAAGAAGAGGAATCAAAAGACAAGAAAGAAAATGATGAGATAAAAAAACTTGTTTCAATGTACCATGAAGATAAAAAGAAGTCTTTAGATGAGTTTAATAAATACATTAAAAATTCTCCAAAAGAAGACAGAGAAAGGCTTCGTAATAGATACAATAAAGGGAAGCAGTATAAAGATATTTCTTACGATTTAATAAAAATATCTTATTCAAGAGACCCTCAAGTGAGGGCTAGGCAGTACTATGATTTATGGTATGAATCTAACGAAGAGCAAAGAGCTAAGACGTGGAAAGATTTGAGCAAGCTAAATGCAAGAGGGTCTTTGTTTAATAAAGAGTTTAATAGACTTAAAAATATAGGGAAGTAGTTTATTTGTTAATAAATTCCTCCATAGGTAATTTAAAGAATACAGCTATACGGTAAGCGATGTATAGAGATGGTTCTTTTGTCTTTTCACTTTCTATCCTAGATATTATGTGTTGATTTGTACCAATAGCTTTTGCAAGTGATTCTTGTGTTAGATTGTGTTTCCATCTTAAAATACGTACTTTCTCATGTTTATAGCACGACATGTTTTTTTGTGTAGAATATGCGCCAAAGATATTAAAAGAATAGGAAATAAGCAATAAATTTGCATAAAACAAACATTTAAAATGGCAATTACATTAAAATATTGCGTAACGGAATCTGACGACGCCAAATCTTTTGATTTTGTAGAGAAAACTGGCGTATATGCTAATCCATCAAATCTTGGAGGATGGGGAAGTCCTAATCCAACTACAGTAAGTGCTTTAACAGCGACTATTACTTTATCTCAATTAATAGATTCTGCAACAGGAACATATACAACTCCAGTAACAGTTAATGTATATCCTACATTACCTAATACTACAGAGGCTGTTTACACATTAACAGCAGAACAGTTTGGTTATGGAGTAGATGCTCAATTTCCAGACGGCGTATATAAGGTGTCGTATGCTGTAACATCTTCTTTAGGAACTATAGATACTGTTACTACATATAGAGGTTTTTACTCTATTTTAGATTGCTGTATAAAGACTTTAGCAGATAAAGTATCTGTTTGTACTTGTAATTGCGATAGCTTAGAAGAAGAATTAAGAGTAGTTTACTTATATAGAAGGTTGTTAAGTGCAGCTTATTGCAATGGAAATCTTAATACTATGAATAAGTATATAGAGTTGATTACTAAGATGTGTACTGATTGTAATTGTTTTTAAATAATACTAAAGATGGCAGACGATTGTTGTAGTGCTTGCGATGAATTAGGGGCGGTATCTGGTATTCAAGGCCCTGCTGGCCCTGCTGGTGCTTCTGGAGCTACTGGCCCTGCTGGCGCAACTGGAATAAGTACATTATTTCTAGGTGTTACTAATATTTTTGTATCAAAAGCAGGAAATGATGCTACAGGTACTAATAGTGATTTAACTAAATCCTTTCTTACAATAGGTGCTGCTATAACAAAGGCTTCTACATTAGTCCCATCTTCTTCAAACATGATTAATATTATTGTTTATCCCGGAGAGTATACGGAAAGTTTTTCTATTCCATCTTTTGTTACGCTTACAGGTGCAGTAGATCAGGCTCTTATATATCAGGGCACAGATATTGGTAGCATGAATACAAGTACATCTGTTTATAAGGTTTATGTTAACGGTACTATAACAATTGCGACAAGTGCTGTATTTGTGTCTATTAAAAATGTATCGTGTGTAACTTTAGCAAATAATACAACAAATGTTGTTTTTGTTAACACAATGATGGCTACAACTTCTATAACATCTACAGTTGGAAGTCAGGGTTTTTATTACGATGTTCATTCTCCTCTTTTTTTATCTGGAGTAACATATAAAGGATATTTTGAAAAATGCACTTTTGGTAATTATTCACTAGGTGGTGTTCAGAATGGAACTGCATTCGCAACATTACAATCTACATTTATAGATTGCTATATGGATAGCTATTGTTTATCATCTTCACAGAATGGTGCTGCTAATACGGTAGCAGTTGGTACAATTATAAGAGATGTAAGATGTGCTAATTATTGCATTGCTTCTTCTCAAGCGTCTACAGGAAGTACCTGTAATGCTAATATCTATAATTTAGAAGTTACAGGGGTGGGATGTGTTTCTCATGGAACCACTGGCGGTTCTGTTTCAACAATTACAATAAAAAACTCGATATTAAAGAATACTAGCGGAATATTTTCAGGATGTTTAATAGACAATTGCAGGATTTCTCATTCTACTGCTGCTGCTGTAGCATTAAATCTTGTTGGTTCTACAAATAAAATAAGAAAATGTGATATAAAAGGAGGTGCTGGCGGTTATTCTATAGCTGCTGCTGCTCCAATAAATGGATGTATTACGCACACTAATTTATATGGTGGTGGAACAAATAATATTACTAATTTGGTTGCTACTCCGTATAATACTGATGATATTAACGATATATTTTAAATAAAATGGCAAATAACTGTTGTGATGAGTGTGACGAATTGGGTGCGCCAATTGGGGCTACTGGCCCTGCTGGTTCAATTATAGGTGCTGTTGCTAAAATAACAATACCTTCTGCATCTGTATTAACTCTTTTTTCAACACCATATACACTTTTGCCTGCTCCGGGAGCTGGAAAAGCTATAAGATTAGTAGATTGGTCTGCATCAATAACTTACAATAGTATTGCGTATGCAACCAATACTACTCTTCAAATTTATACAGCAACAGCCGGTACTGTACAGGGTAGCAATTCTGTTATTCTAACATCAACAGCTAGTAGGCATTTATTAGGGTCTTTAACTTCTGCTTCTGGAACTACAAGCACTCAATTGATAGCTAACCAAGCATTGCTTTTAAATACATTATCAGGAAACCCAACAGCAGGGAACTCGGTTTTGACTATTTACATTGGTTACGATATAATAACTCTTTAGAAAAAATGGCAACAATAACAGCAGCTTTAGTTAAAAAAAGATTACAGATAGCTAATGCTTGTGCTTCTAAGAAGGGGTACAATTATATTGTTAACTATGTAGAAAAGGGTAAAAAAAATGATGCTATTTTAAAAGAGATAGAATTATTAGTTGATTTAATAGATATTTTATTGGTTTATTCAAGAACAATTGAAGGTGTTGATGTTGTAGATATGGAAACGTGTCTAACAAAGGATCAGATTAATAATGTTTTAAATAAGATATGTTCAATATGTGATGCGCCTTGTACTTCGTATGTTAATTTTGCATAAATAAAAATATAATATGGCAATTAGTTTAAAAACATCGGGATTGGATTTTAGTCAATCAAATAGAATTGCCTATATAAGAGATTTGTATTTAGTGGTTGACGATATAATTGCTTTATCTGCTGTAACACCTATAAATGTTACTTCAAAAAGTGTATATCAAAGAAATGCCAATGATATTGCTTTGGCGAAAGATGCCTATGCAATAGTAGCGGATTTATCTAGTTTATATAGTGCTATACAAGGTACTCCTAAATTGGGTGGAATTTCTTCTGAAAATCCACTTTCTCCAATTTCTTTTAGGCAGTTATCTATTTTAACGGCTAGTGTAAGTTTTATTAATGAGAATGGATATTTACCTCAAGCATCTGCTTATTTTGCTGCACTACCAACACAGCCAAATTCACTAACAAAATCATCGTACAATAGTTTATGGGCTAACTATCCAACGGTAATGTCGCAACACGATTTAATGTACTTAAACGTTGCGGAGTATGAAGATAATAAAAGGACAAGTTTGGTTAATCCAAGTTTTTATCAATCAAAAATAAGCACACCAGTTTTTACAAAGTTTAGTGGTGTTAGCGGTGGTACAGGAATAGCTTATGATAGCGGTTTTATTCCTTCAACACACGGCGTAAATTGCACGCTAAACAACGCTTGTTTTTGGGTTTACAACGCATTTTCTACATCTACTAATTTAAAGTATATGGCAGGTTGTTCGGTGGCTGGTGAGGGTGGTCAAATGTCAGCATACTTTACTTCTAGTCCTTCTTTTGGTGGCGGTTTAAATACATATGCAGAAATAAATAAGGCGATAACAGCAGACCAACGATTTGGGTTATGGTCGATAACAAAGGTGGGTACGGATTTAAAAACATATAGGAATGGGGTTTTAATGGATACACTTACCAAAACTTCGCTTGCATTACCTAATGTTTCTTTTTATGAATTAGCGATGAATTTAGCAGGTGTATTAACATCTCCTTATACTGCTGGAGGTGAAATACTTGCAAGTGGCATTGGTTCGGGAAGTATTAACCAACTTGACTTATATAATGCGGTTGAAAACGCAATAGGTAATATGCCTACGTGGAAGTTCTATGGAGACAGTGTTACGGCTGGATACAACTTAACTTACGCACAATCGTGGGCTACTTTGTTAACTGGATTAAAAGGTTACTCACCATACAACAAAGCAATTTCAGGCACAACGGTAAAGAACTTTATTGATAGTGGTGCTACTATTGCAAAGAAAGGTTTTGCAGGACAAAAGTTGTTTTTGAATTGGGGACTAAACGATTGCGTTGAAGCACTTGGAACTGTTGCCTTTAAAGCTAATTATCAAACAGTTATAACTGCTGCACTTGCAAAAGGGTGGAGCGTATCAGATATTGTTATTGTAAAAAAATGGTACATAACAGATGGTGCAGTATCTGCTTTATATCCAGCATACGTAACTGCTGCGCAAGAAATAGCAACAACGAATGGAATAACTAACTGTTTAGATTTATCGGGTTTGGCTTATGGATTAGCGGATACATTACATCCTAATGCTGCTGGTAGTATTACTATTGCTAACTATTTAAACACTGTTGTATAATGGAACTAGTATATAAAATAACAAAACAGGAAGCTGCTTTAATTGGTGAATTTATTTACAATGGAGAAATTCGATTTACTCCATATTGCCAAGAAACCGAAGATGGATGTTATATAGTAACAGAGCAAACTTACTTGATTGTTCAAGAAAGAGATGAAATAAAAAGAGTTAATTTTGCAGTAAAACAATTGGTAGATATTGATACAATAATATTTAAAACTATTGATATTATATAAAATATGGGAGCAAATAAAATAAAATTTGACGATGTTGATATGTCTGCAACTGGCGGATGGGGTGCTGGTAAAGTTTTATCATCTAATGGTACATTTATAAGTGTATTGACTGGTGCAAGTCTTGGTGTTTTAAATTCTTTTGTATCTAAATCTGGAAATGATGGAACTGCTGTAGTAGGGGATATTAGTAAGCCTTTTTTAACAATAACAGCAGCTATGGCATCAAGCGCAACAGATATTTATGTATTTGCTGGAACTTATGCAGAAAGTTTTACAATTCCAACAACAAAAAAGCTAATATCGGCATATCCTAACAGTTTAATGTATAAGTCAGGGCCTGTTTCTGCTGTTACTTATGGTGGGGCCAAAAGGCCTGTATATATAAATGGGACTATAACAGTATCTGCTGATTCAGTGGAGGTTGTAGGTGTTAATTGTGATACATTATCAATTAATCACGCTTCAAGTAGTTCTCGTTTTGCTAGTATGATTGTCGGAACTGCAATAGATACAAATCAGGCTTCTGTAAATGCTTCATTTTATGATGTGCATTCAGATAAATTTCTAAAGGGAAATATATCTTTAGGTGGATATTATGCTTTTTGTTCTGGAGGTCAGTTTTCCTTTGCAGGAGATAACACTCAAGGGGGTACTTTAAATGGAACTTTCTTTAAATGCTATGCAACTTCAAATGCTTTTGCAGGAAGTCAGGTAACTGGCGGGGTTATAAGTGGAACAATGGACTCTTGTATAGGTAGTTCCTCTTCTTTTGCAGGTAGTTCTGTAACAGGAGGCTCTATAACTGGTACAGTGATAAATTGTGAAGGTTCGAGTGAGTGTTTTGCTGGAGGTGTAACAGGTGGTTCTATAGGAACTAACGGTGTTGTGATATCTTGTAAGGCAACAACAAATTCTTTTGCAGGAGGTTCTACAACTGGAGGATCAATAGTTGGAACTGTAAGAAATTGTACCGCATCAGGCAACTCTTTTGCGTCAGGTGGTACCACAGGTGGTACTGTAACAGGTATTCTTGATGATATTTATTCAAGTGATACATCAGGGTTGAATGCAACAATAACTGGTGTTATTAGAAATAGTAGAATATCGCAAACAGGGGGAGCCTCTGCTGCTGCTATAGTAGTTGGAGCAGGAGCAAGAGTTGAGTACTGCGTGTTAAAGGGGACAACAAATGCGGTAAGGGCGGCATCTGCAATTACTGCTGATATAACTCATTGTAAGTTAATTCCGAATGTTTCCGGTAATGGCCTTCATGCTAATATAACAAATGCAAGTACAACTCCTTATAATACAAATGTTCAAACAAGTTTATATTAAGTAAATATGGCTTATGCTGATGGATTGCGTTCTACCGAGTATTATCTTGATAAAAAGGATAGCTCTTTACAGGTATTTCGTGCATGGGATTTAGTTTTTGATATTGTTAATATAGCTAAAGGGGTAGATATAGCTAACACGCGATTTATTGGATTAAGAATTTTAGATTATACTCAAGCTCAATTTGTAGGTTCTTCAATAGGAGGAGATTTTGAGATGCCATTTAATTGTAGAATAAGTACAATAAATGCAAATTCTGATACATTTAATATAGGTGGAGATTTAAGATTTAATGTATTAAAAAATGGAGTTTCATTAGCAACTGTTAGTATACAGAATGGAAGAAAAACAACTAGGGTTTACTCAACTGTTACATTAAATAATGTTGTTGTTAATAAAGGGGATATAATAACTTTTGATATTATTTCTATAGCTGAAATTCCTGCTAATGGATTAACGATTACATTAGAAACAATACTAACATCTTTGTAAAAATGGCTATTGAAATAGTTGATAATAATTTTCAAAGTTTAATTCTAGCAGGGCAGCCCGGAGGAGATACAAATCCTTTAATTATAGATCAATATAATGGAAGTGACACAGATGGCGTAATAGTTTTTGCTGTTTTTTGGGAAAATAGTAAAGGAAATGTTCCAAATCCGGTAGATGCAAGAGTAACATCTACTCTTTATGCAGATGGATATCAACCAGAATTAGTAATAGAGGAATCTGATGGATTTTCATTTTTAAGTGTTTATTATGTAGTATGTGACCAAGTTGGTACATCCCAATTGAAAATCACTTTTGATGACGAGAGTAATCCGGGAACTAATATGTATCTTACAGCAGGAGTTGTAGCTGTTAGTTTTACTGGTGTAAATATTGCAAATCCAATAGTGCAAAGTTTATCTAATAGGGAGGCCTCGTCAGAAATGGTAAATGGATTTTATTCTTCGTCTACTACGAATATTTGTATTGATTTTATTAGTGCTGTTATAACTCCCTACCTAGATAATGCAATTGCGCCGGCTTGGGGTAATGTTGAAATATCGAATAATACATTTGGGACAGAGGGTTCGACTGCTATTTTAGCTTCTTCAACTAGTGAAACAAATGGCGGGGATGGCATTTTTGCTTGGTCATTAAATAATACAGCAGCTTTAATATGGGAAATGGTTGAATTGAGGGCGCAAGGCGAAGGAGGTTTAGCGTCAAAAATGAAAGTTATAATGATGTAAAAAATAATAATAATATGTTCACAGAAGTAACAGTTTTAAATCCAGACAACACTCCAGCAACAAGTCTTGTTACAGGATTAGTAGTAAAAAGGCGTTGTATTTCTTTTACGCCTAATGGCGACAAAGGTTTTATTTTTGTTAAATACTTGCAGTGGGAAGTAGGGTTAAATAATACCGAAACAAACATTGAAAGTAAGCAATACTACATTTATAATGTTCCAGCTGTTTATTATGTGCAAGGTGAGGAGATTTCTCCCGGAGTGATAGCTGATGGAACTGAAATAAAAACACCTGCTAAGCCTCTTTTTGATGAATGGAAGTCGTTTACCATTACAAATCAAGTAGTAGGTTTGACTTTAGAGCAGTTATTTATTGAAATGCAGATAAACCAAAGGCTTAAAACATTGCCTATTGATGTAGCAAAAATGCATAATAATACATAATATGAGAATAATAGACGGAGTTATTATAGCTAGGTATATGCAAGAGCAGTACAAAGAGATTCTTTGGGAGATAAGAGAGCCTATTTGTGTAGAATTAAGTAATGGAGAGGTATTGGTAATACCTTGTGGATTTGTTACAGATTTTGCTAGTGTTCCGAGAATATTTTGGAGTTTGATAGCTCCAGTAGGGCATTACAATTTAGCTTCTGTTATTCATGATTGGTTTTATACGTATAAAACAAAAACAAGGAAGTTTGCAGATAGAGAATTTTTAAATTGGATGAATTTTACAATTCCTAAAACTAAATTTAGAAATTGGTTGATGTATGCTTGTGTAAGATTATTTGGTTCTAAGCGATATAAAACGAATTTTTTATAGTATTTTTGTTAATAAATTATAATTAATAAAAAAATTGGTTATGGGTACAATGGAGGCAGCAAAAGCGGTAGTGATGACGGTAACTTCGGGGTTAATATTGTTTGCAGCTAATAAGTTTTACGCTGGCGCAATGCTTTTAATTAACCACGAGGAAAAAATAAAGAACCTTTCAGATGCTGTGAAGGTTGTTATTCCAAATAAAATA